TTGGGAATACTAATAATTTACCACAATACTCATCATTGTTATGAATCCATCGTTCATATCCCCAAGATTTGTTAACTATTTTTGGTTCTTGTATTTTCATAATTTATTGTTTTAATTTGATAATGGTGATTTAATTGTTGGGTGTGATTGATTCTAAATATGTATGTAATAGTGCTGCCTTTTCGTAATACTCTCTTTCAACAGCAAATTCCAACATATCTTTTACTGTATCTTTAGTAAACTCTATTTTATCTCCTTTTTCTAAATTATGTAACTTTACTGTTAAAGGTATTTTAAAACCTCGTTGTTCCATTTCTATTATATCTTTTGAACTGAGTTTTTTATTCTCGTACTCTTCTAGTTGTTTCATAATTTAATTTGATAATGGTGCTTTAATTGTTTGATGTGATTCGTAACCTTTGATTTCATAATCGAACTCACCATTAAGTATATCTACATTCGATAGTTCGATAGTTGGTAGTTTGTAAGGTTCTCTACCAATTTGTTCTTTTGCTTGTTCAATATGATTTGAATATAAATGAACATCTCCTAAGTTACCAATCAA